TCCCATACTAACTAATCCACCTAGCCCTATTAATAAGGGACCAGCTATAGCAGCAATGCCACCTAATGCAAGGACTGTGTTCTGTGCTGCTGGTGGCATTCTTTCAAAAGTACTTGCTACTGTTGAAATGGTGCTTTCTACTTTAGGTAAAACACGTTCAGCTACATTTAATAAGGAGTTGCCTAATGGTATAAGAGCATCTAATGTTTCGCGTAAGGCTTTTTTCGCTCGAACACTAAATGTTTCTTCATATTTTTTAGCAGCCTCATCCATAGTGCCATTAACGCCTTTTAATTTACCGTCAATTCCACCTAAAGAGTACATAGCTTTAGATTCAAGGTCTTCCCATTTCGTACCGTACAAGCCTACCCCAATCTGATTTGCTTTTGTTTGATCATCCATATTCTTTAATTCAGCAATAACAGCATTATGAAATTCTTTGACAGTAGCACCGCCAGTTAAATAGCTTTTCCAAACTTTATTAGTATCATCTGATAAAAGCGCCATAGCGTCTGACGTTGCTTTTGATCCGTCTTTTGCTCTGATCTGGAATTCTTTCATAGCATCATTGATGTAATCAAGGTTGTATACGCCTGCTTTACTTCCATTTATGAGAAGTTGAAAATATTCCTCTGCAGAAAATCCCATTTTTCCGAACAAAGGACCATATTCACTTAAATTGTCAAACATTTCATTAGAGAAGTTAAGTCCATTTTGAGCACCATATGCCATTAGATCATAAGCTTCTTTAGATTTAATGCCGAAGGTTTCCATGATATTTCCACCAGCTCGAGTAACTTCATTTACGTCAGCTTCCCACACATCAGCTAGTAGAAGAGAATCTTTTGTTACTTTTTTTAATTCTCCATCACTTAAATTTTTGATGTTCTGTTTTACTTGCTGGATACCTTTTGAAGCTTCAGCCATATCAGCACCAAAACCGTCTTTCCATACACCTTTGGCAGTTTCACCTAGAACTTTAGCCTGTTTATCAGTAGCACCTAATTGAATAGATAAACGAGCACTTGCACTTTCCACATCACTGGCTAGTTTCCCTAATCCTATTCCAGTAGCAGCAACTGTAGTTGTAAGGCCTGCTGTTAAGCCACCACCTACATCTTTCATTTTTTGGGCTGCTGCACCTAATCTTTCACTTCCATCTTCCACAGTACGACCAAAGATTTTCCATTTACCTGTTTGATCATCAATTTTATGATTTAAATCTTCAAGAGTACTACCCGTTTTTCGCATAGCTGAAATAGCTTCATTGTATTTGATGAGAGCATCCTTTGTTTCTCGAGCATCTTCACCTTTTGCCTTTGCAATCTCTTCATAACGTACTTTTAACTGTTTAACAGCTTGCTCTTGTAAGTCAAAAACACGTTGCAAATGTTGTGATTGTGCGTATAGATGCTCGCTTTCTTCTCCCATTTTAACCATGCTTGCTGTAGTTGATTTAAATTCACTTTCAGCTACCTTTAAATCTTGTGCAATAGTAGATAAAGCTTTATCAACTTCTTTGCTAGTCCGATTAAAAGCACTGCCCTGTTCAGTGATTTTAGTATTAACACTTTGCAAAGCAAGCTCTGTCTTACGCATTTCAGCAACCGTTTTGTTATAACGGATGAGCATATTTTCCGTTTCTTTAGCTTCTACGCCTTTTGTACGAGCTAACTCCTCATAGCGACGCTTCATTTCATTAACTTTTACTTGTTGGAGTTGGAATTTTTGCGTTAGGTGGTCAGATGTTTTAGAGAGGTTTTCAATGCTATTATCATATTTATCTACACCAACCTGTGCTGCTTTAAAATCAGATTCAAGCATTTTCATTCGTCTATTCACAGTTTGAATGTTTTTGGAAAAATCACTTGAATCTAATTGTAAATTGACTTTCAGTTTCCCTACTTCTCCATCACTCATAGCCATTTATGACTCCACCTCCTTGCTACCAGATCTGGTTGATGTATACTTTTTTCGACTTATTTTCTTCTCTGATTAATTCAAGGAAATAATGAATATCTAAAGCATCAATTTCATGTGGCTTATAGCCTTCTTTCATCAAATTTCTATACAGATTCTTGATGTTCTGCAGTATCTCCTGAGGGTGTGGCAGGTGTACCTTCGCTTTCTTTTTTCAAATCTTCTTCAGTAGGATTGATCTTGACCCCTTTTACTGTAAGTACAAATTCAAAAATCTTTTCCGGTAATGTAAATGTACTTAACCCAGCCCAAACTTCATCAATAGTAAATTGATTTTCAAAAGCTTCGACCATTAGAGCAATAACTTTATCCATTTGTTCAATAGTAGGCTCTTCATTCAATACATTAAATTCTTGTTCAAGCTCATAATATTTACGGAATACAAGAGCAGGAATGAAAGCATTTTCGAACATTTTAGTAACTTTCTTTTCGCCTTCTTTTAAACGCAATTCAATTTTCATTTATAATTACTCCCCTCATATAAAAAAAGACGAGCCGAAGCCCGTCCTTATCTTATTTATTAAACTGTTGGTGTTGTTAAATCAGCAATATCTACAACTTCATTAAACCAAGTATCTACTAAACCATCCGGTAATTCTTCGTTATTAGTATCTGCTTCAATATCTGACACTCCATCAAAATCACGACTTGCAAACTTGCCAGTAATTGTACGTGTTTGGAATTCTACAGATTCACCTTTTGAAGCAAATTCTTGACCAGGAACTTGGAATTTACCTTTATATAACCACACTAATTTATCGCTATTATCATCATTTTCACTTCTAAAACCAACTGCAACATAAGGCGCTTTGTCAGTTTTTTTACGGATTAAAACCCCATTACGCAGTTCATGACCTAGCACTTCAGCTTGTACAGGTAATGGAATTTTTGTAGTTCCTAATTCTAATTCTGTATCCCCAGTGCTTGTTGCTACTGCTTTTACTCCGTTATCTGCATATAAAGATGTAGAAGAAGAGTTACGGTTTACATTTGAACTCATTGCTGGAGCAAACGATTTTACTGGACCTGCTGTATAACCTGTTTCATCGTCTTTTGTTACTAATGCGTAAACTAATTTATCTAAGCCAATTTGAGCCATTTAATACTCCTCCTAATTTTAAACATAATAAAAACGAAGTGCCTTGTGATAGACCTTCGTTTCATTTTCATATAAATCAACTGCACTGCGCCTTTTAAAGCCAGCGTCAATTAATGCTTTTTTTACTTGATCCACTAAGCCAGTGTATAAACTACCATCCTTCGTCCACACATCTACTTGGATATAATAGCCTGTACGTTTTTCTTCATTATCAGCATCTAAAGCTGAGCCTTCTCCATACTCAAAAAAAGTGATGTATGTGGAAGAATCACCTGAATAATTCACAGGGTAGACAGGATGTTTTAATGGTCTTAATGCATCCATAATGATTTTATTTATGCTCACAGGCGTGCCAACTCCTTACGGATAACATCACCCATGACACGTTGAATCTTATCTTTAACAGCTAAATAAGCAGGTTCTACAAATGGATTTGCAGACATTGTACTGGCGCCAAACTCATGGAACCAAGCATAGAAAAAGTCTTTATGTGGACCAATGTCAATATTTCCGTTAATTACTTCTGAAATAATAATGCTATCGGCTAAATGCTTTTTGTTAAAAGTAGAACGTGGTGCTCTACGTTCAATCTCAGCACGCAATATCTCAGCACCGGCTTTTAATGCCTTCTCGGCAATACGCTCTCCAACTTTATCTAGCTGTTTAAGATAGTTTTTTAACTCTGGCATACCACTTAAGTCAAGGCCCATTGTTAACCCTCACCTTCGTACGCTTTACAGATTACTTCCACAATCTCGCCTCTGTCATAAGTGCGAACAACCTCATAACGTTTAGATTCATAATCTATATGATCCTGTGAATTATAATCTATAGAACGTATTTCAAACATAACTTCTAAAGCTTCACCGGTTTGAGCAGCTAAATAGAATTCGCTGCTTCTTACACTTTTTTTATTAGCAAATACTTCTGTTTTATCATCTGGAGAACCAGGTTTTTCATAACCATTTTCATCTTGTCCTGCTTTGTTAATCACAACTAATTCAATAACATCACTAAACCGCATTATAATCACCCGACAAACTTAAAGCTCTTTTTTGTGAAATGAAGGATTCTGCAAACTTCTCATAGTCTGGGTTATCAAATCCAAAATTAGCTTTGACATAAGTAATTAAAGCCCTCTTGATTAGTGGATCATCATCTTTTTTTGCTATTTCAGAGGAAATCCCCGCCTGGATAAGTTCAAGACGGGCTGCTTCAAGGAGGTCAGTTATTTCAGTGTCAAAAGTATTGCTCTTCATGCGTATAGCTAACTTTGCATCATCGAGCAACATGGTTATTCACCTGTTTTCATGGCGGCAAGTGCTTCCTCTTTACCTTGAATCTTTTGTCCATCAGGAAGCTCATACCATCCACCTCCAGTATGTTTTGGATATTCATTTTCATCAGCTACTGCTTCCTCGTTTTCAAGAAAACCTTTATCAACTAAAAAAGCGATTCGTTCAGCATCGTTGTGCGTGTACGAATCGCCCTTTCTATAAACTTTTTTACTCTCTTTGTCTCGGAAATTATTAATTACTTTACGTTCCATTTCTCATCAGCTCCCTTTAAAATTTGTATTAAACTGTTGGAGTACCTGCTTGAAGAATAACAAATGCTTTGCTATCCAAAACATCTCCGTCCACAATTGCATATCCCATGTAGTCAGTTAAACGCTCACGAACATGATCTTCACGGTACATAGTAATATCTTCATTGATATTTGCTACATAACCTGCTGATACGTTAGCGATTAAGAATTCACCTTCTGGAATAGCTGCATCTGGTTTAATAGAACGACCTAAGATACGACCTACTCCACCTGATTGAACATCTGTAATAAACATTGGACGACCTTGGCCATCCACAATATTAGCAAGAATGTTCCAGATAGATGAGTTGCTAGCATAAATTGTTGCACCATTAACGTATGATGAATGGATAGCTGCCATAACACCTGTAAGAGTTTTAAACTCTACGCCTTTTGTTTCATCATACTCAAGGATTTGTGGTGTATCAGCTTCTGCTGTAAGAACTGTTTTAATTCCGCGTGGCTCAGGTTTAAATGTATCACCTGTACCTGGTTTTCCTTTACCTTCATAAACAGCTTTAGATAAAGAAATACCCATGCGGTCACCAATTTCACGGATAATATATGCTTCGAATTCAGCAAGAGCCATTTTCTTAAGCTTCCAAGTTACTTGAATAGCTTTCGCTAGTTCGCAGCCTGTTAAATCCAATTGACCGAATCCTAATTTGTCAGTATCAACTGTTTGATCCTCAGTATACCAACGAGCATCCACAGAATTACCATCTGATTTAAGCATAGATAAGTTTCCTGGCACACGGAACTTGCGAACATCTGCCCATAATGGATATTGCTCTTCAGCACGCTTCCAGATACCTGCAGCGATTGTTTTTGGAATAAGGATTTGACTGTTTTCAGTAGTGTGTGTGAAAGCACGATATTCATCATTAACTTTATTGAAAGTATCACGCTCTTCTGATGTTAATGTTTGGCCCATCATTTCTTTTGCCCATAAAGAACGGTATTCTTCAGTATCAATAGCTTCGTTCCAGTTCATGTT